TGTGGTGTTTAGGGGTCAGTTGATTAAGGTGTAATCCGACTAATAGCCCGGTTAATGTACCACTGGGCTTTTAGCAGGTCTTTTAGCTTATCTTCTTTCTTCCCTGCCCTAGAGATGTATTTAACGGCATTGCCTAGATGAAAGTCTAGGTTCTTGGCTTCAATGAAGTCAATGGTTTCAATACCACCATCGGTATAGTGTGCTGGATGATTAACTTGATCCATCTCTAACAAAGACTCCGTTCTTATTAAGGTAGCCTTTACGGTCTTTAATCTCGTTATAGGCCGATTCTAGGCAACGGGTTAGATCTACGTCCTCTAAAGCCCCCACAACAATAAGACACACAAGCACATCACCAAGGCCATCAACAATAGCAAGTCTATCCCGTTTAATAATAGCATCGGCTAATTCTCCCATTTCTGAGACTGCTTTGAGTAGCTGAGTCTTGGAATCCGAGTTCTCAATGATTCCTCGTGCTTCTGCCCATCGGATAACGTCTAGCTCCGTAATTGCCCAAGTCATTGAGACAGTTCCTCAATCTCAAGGATCGGCAGACCGAATACTTTATGAACACGGATAATAATATCGGCTGATACCTTGGATTTACCGTTACGAATACGGCTCATCACTGGAGTTGATACGTTTAGTTTTGCAGCCAGTTGACGGTCATTCTTAATCTCAAACCGGCTTTGTAGTTCGTCGAGCAGTTTCATAAATCTCCTGTAGTTAAGATTGTTGGTGACAGCTATTCCCTATATCCGTGTGCGATATGCCACTGCCGATTGTTCACTGCCACCAACACGACTGAGGACTCCCCTCGGTTTCTATATTCCGATGAGCAAGTTAATGCTCGAATCCTCATGCGTCTTGGTTGTTGGTGGTCGGTCATTCACCAACACGGCTGACCACTGCTATTTTCCCGTCTTACCTACCGTAATAATCTAGAATCCTACGGTTTTCAGGTTCTGGGTTAGTCCTCTACCGCGAATAGAGTCCAGCAATGGTCATGCGTCTTGGTGCAGGGTCACTGAGCTTGGAGACTCGAAGGAGGACTCAGCCCCTGCTGCCGGAGTTACTCGCCACAACCGGCTAGGCGTGTTAGGTGGGCTACTCGCTACACCGCCTGATGAACACCACGTTTATCGGATTGGCAGCATCCGCTTTCGCCCGTAAAGGGTGGAGATACTCACAAGATTTAGGATGAACTGACCAAAGTCCCCGCCAGCTTGCTTTCTCTCCGTAGATCAAAATGGAATAGGATCGTTAGGATCGTCTTCCGGCATTGGTTTAGCCTTGGGTTTAACGGCATCCTTTGGCTTTACCGACAAGCTAAAGAACTTCTTTCCGTCCTTGCTGGACTCTTTAACCCATGCTGAGAGCCAGTAATCTATGCCATCAACATTGAGTGAGCCAGAGTATTCTGGGTGATTATCTGCTGTCTTATTCTGGTTCCTAGAGAGGATTCCGCGATTAGTATTGTCGAAGCTCATATTTTTACCTTGTAGTGAATTTTTTAATTGCTGCCCGTTGTTTACTATCTAACAGACTCCATAGGGCTGTTTTAGAATCTGCGTCTAACTCACATTGTTCAATATACTGAACAGCGCCTTCTACATCGTCCATAGCCAGCAGGGAGATAACCTGTACCCCGATACTACGGATAGATTCCTGCTCCTCAGCGGTCATGCTATCGAATACGTCTTTAGTAATAGGCTTTGCAGACTTAGGAGCATCTGAGCCTGTTGTAGCGTCTAGGGCATCATGCTCGACAATCTCTAGCGCAGTGACGTATAGGTAGCGCCTAGAATAAGTTTCTACAGCACCGAGGTTCTGGATCGGGTGACAGCCTTTCAGGTGGGCATCAGCCATCGGGCTAGTAAATGTAATGCAGCCACCGTTATCAGTATCGATAATGCGTAGAGTAGCCAACTCTTTATCAAAGCTGATGACTGAGCAGAGTCCGAGTTCACTAAATATCCCGTTAATGGTTGGAAGAAAGTCTCCAAGCTCAAAATACTGGTAACCGGCAAACTTATTGTGTCCTGACTTCTTTATTGGCGCTGCTTGTAACATCATCCTAGCTTTTTGCAGCTTTGCATATACTTGATATTCAGACATTATTTATCCCTTGAATTTTTTATACTGCATAATATTGAATTGCCGAACTTCCTGAACAGGCGGTAGCGGCTTAGTCTTAGCTTGCTGATCCTTACGAATCTTTGCAAACGTTTTAGCAATGTTTGTACTAGCAGCAGGAACATATTTGAATGAAGGGTCTAAGATTGATTTACTCATATTGAACAGGCCACGATGTAAAGGAAAGCTATTATTGCACTGGTGAAACCGATATGTCTAGCAAACCAGTCATTCGTCGAAAGTAGCTTTTTCATAACGTTCTTTCTCCCAGATAAGTTTATCAACGTGAGCTAGTGCTTTGCCGTAACTGTCAATGTCTTTGCCTAGCGTTTTGCAAAGCATCTGTCGGGCTATTTCTAGACCTTCTGCGATGCCTTCTTTGTAGGCAGTTGTGCGAACGTCTGCGATGATTGAGTCATTCATTAGCAACCTTCCTTGCGAGCTTGATAAACGTTATCCTCATGCCAGTCGCGCATATCTTCTGCTGTCAGCACTACGTCATCGTGCGGCATTTCTTTACTTGTCTGCTCTACTAGCTGGCCCACAAACCGGCTGATCTCGCTAGATAGTTTTGTCGGGTTATTGCGGTTTCCTGCCCAGATCAGCATCATTGCACACAGGGCTTCTTTGGTATCTTCCTCGTCTAGATTGTTGACGAGTTCCTCTGGGTGACCTGTTGTAATTTCTGTAACCAAGTATTCCTGCAATTGATAAATATTCATATTAATCTCCTAGTAATCCGCTGTTGCGGTAGAGAGATAATGCAACATTGAAATAGTTGTGTCAATGAATAATTTTAATTGCTAGGAATATTCCTATTTAAAAATACTATTGACAGAACAATGGGATAGCCCCACTATATTTCGGCAGCACAACTAAAGGAGAAAGTTATGAAAGTTGCTGAAATTGCTATTTTGGCATTTGTATTTATATGTGCCGGATGTTCTATTTACTGGGCTATTAAGGCTAATGATCGTGGGTTTAGGCCATCTCACTGTGCTTTTGCGGAGATTAGCCCAGACTTTAGCCAGCAGGATCGGGAGAAGTGCCGTCAGATAAGAGGGCATAAATTATGAAACCAACACAAGAGCAAGCCATTGAATGGGCGCGTAAATCTGGCGTTGAATTGTACGGTCTTGGAAGGGATAGAACTAAGTTTGATTATTACTTAGAAATATTTGCCGCCCTCGCCTATGAAGCAGGGCGCAAGGATAAACGCGAATGGCAAGGGCTGACGGATGCAGAAGCTGAACAGATTGTTGATGACTATTGGCATGATGTGGATATGTTTATTGAAACCATTGAAGCCAAGCTAAAGGAGAAGAACTCATGACTCGTAGAGAGAAAATCTTAGAGGTGTTCCATAAATATGGCGGCATGACTGCTGATTCCTTATTAACGAACTTTGGCCTATTTGGATGCAGCAGAACCTACGAGCTGAGGTCAGAATTACAGACTTTAGTTAATTACTCGAAACTTCGGCAGATAGGTAATGTATACTTCCCGATTGGGCAAACAGAGAAAATGGCTAGGGTGATGGACATTGTTCCACCACAGTACAAGCCGACATTTAAAGAACTAAAGACGTTTTTGCCTAAAGTTTCACCACGAGGACAAGTCATTGAAAACCGAACTTTCTACACCTGTACCAGCAAACTTGCCGAAAAAAACTAACTACTTTGGTATGCAGGTTTGTCCAGGATGCCGCAGGTCTAGGAGCAACATTCAGTTTCAAAATGCTAATGTTTGTAGGACTTGCCAGCTAAGAAACGTTAAGGTATAGTTTTATCACGCTTGGCGGCGTGTTTAGGCAAGCCCTAGAAGGGACTCTGCTGGTAGCCTACCAGTCCGCCAACACCATAATTGGTGAGAGTCTCTCCTAGGGCTTTTTTTATGGAAAAAGCTATGGAACTCAAAGGAACTGAGGCTGTTGAAATTTTTATAACTGTTGGCGGCAAGATCGGGATAAGACAAGATGCCATTGAATTTGGTGAGCCAGTATGTATTTTTCTCACCTTAGATCAATTTTCAAAGATTGAGCATTGGGTTTTTAAAAATAAGGATGAAATTGAGCTAGCTTGGAATGAAGGGGTGGAAGATGAATGTTCTAATTGATGAATATCCACTCGTTGTGCTTCCTACTCTTGCTTGCCAGTACGGTCTTAACGAAGCTATCGTTATTCAACAGATTCATTACTGGTCACAGAAAAATAGGCCATCAGAAGACGGTTTCGTTTGGGTCTATAACTCTATTCCTGAGTGGAACAAACAGTTTCCTTTTTGGTCACAAAGAACAATATTTACGATACTGAAAAAACTGAGGGAATCAGGGATGTTGTTTGCAGAAAGAAAGAGCAATAATCCTTGGGATCAGACTCTTTACTATCGTATTAACTATGAGAAATTTGGTATGACCATCTCGCAACCTTTGCAAGATCGAAGCGGTAAGGGTTGCAAGATCACTGTAAATACAGAGACTACCAGAGAATACTCAGATTTCTTTGATGAGTTCTGGAAAGCGTATCCAAGGAAGGTTGCCAAGCCCAATGCATTAAAGTCTTGGAACAAAATAAAGCCTTCTAAAGACTTGTTAGCAAAAATGATACAAGCCATTAAAGACCAGAAGTTATCTGAGATTGATCCGAAATTTATCCCTCATCCAGCTACTTGGTTAAATGCTGCTCGGTGGGAAGACGAGGTAGAGACAACTAAGCCAGCTATTGAAGACTGGTCGTGGAAACTGAGGATTAAATGAGAGGCCATCAACAGATCATCAAGATGCGTCTTGATAGGGTTGCTCCTAAAGCTATCTTTGTTCACTACGGTGAAGACAAAACAAGAGGCTGGTCAAGCTGGCCTCGTTACTCAATAGAATTTCCCGATGTAGAAATATTGCCGATTGAAAATATTAATCAACTGGATTTAAGGTTTGCTGTAGGCTTACCAGTACACATAACGAGCCGTGAGCCGTATCAGAAGGTCAAAGCACTGCATAACGCTTTTCTGGCGGCTAAGGCATTACGTGTACACACGGTGTGTAGACAAATATTAATAAACAACCTAGAGGAATATGATGACTATGTACCTGAATAAAGATGAGATCAGTCGAATCATTCAAGACAACGGGCTGTTCCACGGCACGATGGCGCTGGGTGTGGTGATGGACGCTAACCACCTTGAACGCTTTGCCGCCCTAGTTGCAGCAGCAGAGCGCGAAGCCTGTGCGAAGGTGTGTGACCAACGGGCAGAGGAAGATACGTTTGAAGGCGGCTATGCAAACGCGTGCGCCGAAGCTATCCGAGCAAGAGGTCAATAATGTTTATCGCTGACAATATTGATTTCTCTGCCTACCTACACGCTACAGACCACAAGTACCTAGTCAAAGACGCTTCAGTTTGGATTGATGAGCTTGAAGATCAGATCGATAACCCGCTGGTGGATCGGTCTGTCCCTATGGTCTGGGAGGCCACAAAGTCGTTTGCTTTCAGGCCGGGTGAGGTAACGGTTTGGGCAGGTTCCAATGGTGGCGGTAAGTCCCTGCTGACAGGTCAGGTTGCACTGGGTTTAATCAAGGCTGGACAGAAATGCTGCATTGCCAGCTTTGAGATGAAACCTAGAGTATCGATTAAACGGCTTTTAAGGCAGTTTGCTGGCGAAAACATCGAGTGGGAGGCATCCAGACAAGGGGAACCCTACAAACGCGCCTTATACGCCCGTTTTAAGGCTTTTGCTCAGGGCAACCTTTGGTTCTATGACCAGCAAGGAACCACGTCTGCTGAACAGATTATTTCGGTAGCGAGATATTGCGCGGTAGAACTAGGGGTTCAGCATTTCTTTGTGGACAGCTTGATGAAGGTGGTTGCCGGAGAAGATGACTATAACGGACAGAAGAAGTTTGTAGACGAGATGACTGCACTGGCTAGGGATCACGACTGCCATATCCACCTGATTCACCATATCCGCAAGCTGCAATCAGATGAGCTGATGCCGAACAAGAATGACCTGCGAGGATCTAGCTCGATTACGGATCAGGTGGACAACGTGTTTATTGTGTGGCGCAACAAGAAGAAAGAGAACGACATTCAGAAGGGTCAGGAGATTGATCCTCAGAGTCCGGATATGATCCTGATGAACGAGAAGCAGCGTAACGGGGAGAGTACGGATTGGTATCCGTTCTGGTTCCACAGGGATTCTAGCCAGTTTATTGAGAGATTTATGGGTCAGCCGAGCGATTATGACAACCGAGGAAGATTTAAGGCATCAGTGTGAGGTCAGGCAGGTTTTGGCGTGGAGAGCAGAAAATCGCGACAAAGCTATCAGTTATCTTAATAAAGTGCGACAAAAGCGGGATGAAGCTGCTGCAAACAAGCTAGAACGCGACACTAGGGATCAGTGGTCTAAGGGCAACAGGGGCGAAAAGGGTGATTGGCGATGACTTACAAACGGGTAGACGATAACCAGACCAAGATTGTCAAGGAGCTTAGGGCCGCAGGGATGACGGTTCAGCACCTGCATGGGGTTCATGGTGGATGCCCTGACATTGTGGTTGGCTACAAGGGCAGGAATTATATGTTTGAGATTAAGCGAGACACTGCTGCCAAACTTACGCCGGATCAGGTTATCTGGCATCACAACTGGCAGGGGCAAGTTAATATTATTGTAACGTCAGACGAGGCTTTAGAGATTATTAGGAAAACCTATTAATAATTGTTAGCCGATAGAAATATATATGTTGCATCGTCAAAACATTGTGCTATTATTCCTCCATCGAAACACACATTAGAACTTAACTTTCCTTGGAGGTTCCCATGTTTTCAGTTAACCAAATCGTAGCTGGCAAAAATGCTGGTGTTTTCGTAATCCTTTCGTTCCGCATCGGCGCAGACGGTGAGCGTTGGGCGAATCTCAAGGAGATTAACCCTGTAACGCAGAAAACTTATCCCGGCGGTTTGTCGCTGCCAGAAAGCGCATTGCGCGAATACCACTGAGGTGGTATAGTTTGGACATCTATGTATCCGGCGTAGATGTCAAAGCCCTTTAGCTTTGGTTCTCAATCCTTAAATGGATACGTGCCGGATACACGGAGAGCCAAACCTAGAGGGCTTTTTTATTTAGGTCGTACTGGTCGCGTTAGTAATGAACCCATGTTCGGGGTTGCTACCAAGAAAACCGAGTGCGCTACATTGATAGGGCGGCGCAGCAGACTTGCTACAGGTACTTGCATAAACAAGGTAGAACGGTTGATGAACGGTTGGGCCACGATACGGTCACCTTGGAAGATGAATGTAGCCCCGAGAGGGATTAGCCAGTGTGGGAAAGGTGTTAAAGATCAACCCCTCGCCCTATCCTATACCTTAAATAAATATGATTGCGAATATGAAACAGATCAATCCCCATGAGGCTATCGATTATATGATCCGGCACTCTGCTGAATACGCACAGGCCAAGGCTCAGGTTACCTACCTTGAAGAATTCCGTAAAAGCAAAAAGGCAATGTTGTTCTCTAGTGCAATAGGGAACACTATTGCCGATAAGGATAACTACGCTTACAGTCACCCAGAGTATCTAGCTGTGCTGGACGGGCTTAAAGAGGCAGTAGAGAAGGCA